TGCTGCAGACCCCGCAGCCGATCCTGCTGCAGACCCCGCAGCTGATCCGGTCGCGGACCCTGCGGCCGATCCCAAGGCACAGGACAAGATCGACCTCGGTGTCGCCGACCCTAAGGATGAGCCGAAAGAAGGCGACGATCCAAAGGATGAGCCGAAAGAAGGCGACGAGGACGAGCGCTATGGCGCCCCGGCCGAGGGTGAGGGCTACGCGCTCGAACTCAAGGACGCCGAGGGCAAGGACATCGCGCTCGACAAGGACGCCTTGGCAATGGTCGAGCCCGCGCTGCGCGAGCTGAACCTGTCCAATGCAGGCGCGACCAAGCTGGTCGGCGTGTTCGCCGAAAAGGTGCTGCCGCACTACGAGCAGGCCTTCGCCAAGAACATGGAAAGCCAGATCGTCACGATGCGCACCGAATGGGAAGGCGCGGCCCGCGATCTGATTGCCGGCAAAGACGGTCTCGAAGCCAAGAACGCGGCCGGCGAAGTGCTGAGCTTCGACGGCAAGGATGTGAAGGGCGTGCAGGCGGTCGCCGCGAAGGTGCTCGACAAGTACGCACCGGCAGGGTTCCGCGAGTTCCTCAATGAGACGGGGCTCGGGGTACATCCGCAGATGATTTCGTTTGCCTATCAGGTGGCGAAGGCGACTGCGGAGGATCGTGATGTGGAGACCGCGGCTCCAACCAAGAAGGAGACGAGCCGCGAGGAGAAATATTACGGTTCAAGCAGCTGAACCCATGGTGGGTCCAGCGCGATAAGGGAGTGAGAACATGGCAGTTCAGGGCAGTGGCGTCACCACGCTCATGGATGTCCTTACCGAGCTGGACCCGGGTGGGAAGCAGCTGGACATCGCAGAGGTGCTGACCCAGCAGAATGAAGTGCTGAAGGATATGCACTGGGAGGAAGGCAACGCGGCGACCGGTCACAAGGACGCAATGCGGACCAGCCTGCCGGAGCCGTCGTTCCGCGCGATCAACGCGGGTGTCCCGCTGACGAAGGCCGGCAGCACCATGGTCGAAGAGACCGCGGCCCTGCTGGAAGACTTCAGTCAGGTCGACCGCGAGCTGGCGATCATGTCCGGCGACGTCAATCGTTACCGGCTGCGTCAGGCCAACCCGCACATCATCGGGATGGGCCACAAGCAGGCGCGCACGCTGTTCTACGGCAATGCGTCGACCAACCCGCTGGAGTACACCGGGTTCGCCAATCGCCTCAACGGCACCTCGACCGCGACCAACCTCGCCAACGCCAACGTCATCGACGCGGGCGGCACCGGTTCGGACCTGCGCTCGATCTGGGTCGTCGGCTGGGGACCGGACAGCGTCTTCGGCATCTATCCGAAGAACACCAAGGGCGGCCTCCTCCACGAGGATGCGACCAACGCCAGTGGCTCGGGCGCGGACGGCATGCCGGGCGCAGCCGTGCTGCAGGACGCCAGCGGCAACAACTACATGGGCTACCGCGACCACTGGCTGTGGCGCTGCGGTCTGTTCGTGAAGGATTGGCGCTACGTCGTTCGCATCGCGAACATCGATCCGACCGCACTCACGCTCGACATGGCGACGGGTCCGAACCTGCAGGACTTGCTGATCCAAGCCACCGAGCAGATGGAGAGCCTGACGGGCGTCCGCGCCGTGATCTACACCCCGCGGTTCCTCCGCACCTACTTCCGTCGCCAGATGGTTGCCAGCAAGAATGCGTTCCTGAGCTGGGACATGATCGGCGGCGAAAAGGTGATGATGTTCGGCGAGGTTCCGATCCGTCGCACCGACGTGCTCGACACCGCAGAAACCGAAGTCGTCTAAGACGGCTAGAAGGGAGAATATCCAATGTTGATGGATGCACAGAACCGGCCCTCCAACGGCCAGTCGGTTGCTGCTGCGGCGGGCACGATCGTCTCGACCGACAGTATCGACCTGTTGTCGGCGCTCGACAACCCGGGACGCAGCGGTCAGCCGCTCCGTGCCATTGCACTGATGACGACCACGCTCGCCAGTGGCGGTGCGGCAACGATCCAAGCCCAGCTGATCAGCAGCGCCAACAGCAACCTGTCGTCGCCGACCGTGCTCGCGACGGGTCCGCAGCTGGCACTCGCCGCGGCTGTTGCCGGCGCCGAGCTGCTCGACGTTCCGCTACCGGACGTCAACCAGCGCTACCTCGGCTTCCAGTACATCATCGGTACGGCCACCACTACGGCCGGGGCGGTGACTGCCGGGATCGTCGGCGGCACCGATCGTCCGTCCACGCTCATCCCGATGAACCAAGGGCTCTGAGCTGAATTAGGGAGTTAATCACATGAAGAAGAACCTAGTTCAGCGGCTGGTGACCAAGAACAGCTTCGACGACACCGGCACCTTCCGGCGCACCGGGGAAGTCGGGCTGTTCGCGGAGACCACGCTCGCCAACGAGGCCAAGAAGGACAAGCCGTCCAAGCATCTCAAGGAGCTGGAGGGCTACAGCGCTCCGGTCGTCGAGATGGCGGCGGTTGGTCCGACCGGCCCGAACCCGACTGCTCCGCAGCAAATCCCGCCCGATGGCTATCAGGGTGCCGGTGGCACCTACATGCAGCCGGGCAAGGTGCTGGTCGGCGAGGTCACCATTTCCGAAGAGGAGCGCAAGGCTGCGATCTCCTCGCCGGAAGATGAGGCCAAGGCGACCGAGAAGCTCAAGGACGCGCTGCTCGAAGACGGCAACGTCGACAACAACCTTGTCGAGGGCAAGGCCGATGAGATCATCGCTTCGCTCGGCGGCAGGACCGACGACGAGCTGTCGACGATCCGGCAGCAGGAAGTCGACAACGAACGTCCGCGCAAGACCGTCATCAAGGCGATCGACGCGGAGCTTGCATCGCGGAAAGAAAACGCCTAAAATCGGGCTTCCACTTACCGCATCCTGACGGGCAGGCAGTCGAGAGATTGCCTGCCCCTTTTTTATGCGTTAGACAGGGCCAAAGGAGCCCGCCATGTCGTTCATAGAAAGTCGAAGCGACATTTCGATCTGCAATAAGGCACTGAGCAGGATCGGGCAGGCAGGGCTATCGGGAACGCTCGACGACCCGGCCAACAATGCCAAGCTCGCCGGCCGTGAGTGCCGTCTTCATTACAAACCGACCGTCCGCTGGGTGCTGGAGCAGCATCACTGGAACCTCGCGACCAAGCGCCAGACGCTGGTCGAGACGTCCAATGCGCGATCGCTGGAGTGGGGCTTTGCCTACGCCAAACCGGCCGACATGGCATTCCCGGTCGCGATCTATTCGCCGGGTGATGCGACGTCAGGAACGATCAGTTATTACCGCGGGCTCAAGGGGTTGATGGCCCAGCTCTACGGCAAGCCGCTGTTCACTTATTCGGGCGGCGTGCTCTACTCAATGTTGGGTCCGGCCGAGATCGAGTTCACCAGCCTCGACATAACCGAGCAGGATTTCACCGAGCAGCTTGAAGACCTCATCGTCCTGTTCCTTGCTTCGAAGCTGGCCTATTCGGTGGCCAAGGATCACCGCATGGGCAACGAGATCAAGCAGGAAGCACTGACCGAGCTGAACCGTGTTATTGCCGCCAACCTCAATGAGCAGCAGCCGACTTACGGCAATACCATGTCCGAGGCCGAAATGGCGCGCAACGGGCTCGATCCTTGGGTTGCCGGCTTCGGTCTGGGACATCTCGGCTGATGCCGGCGCGCTATCCGATCACCAATTTCTCGCGAGGCGAGTTCGGGCCGCAGCTCTACGGCCGGGTCGACGTGCCGCATTACGGCGCGGGCGCCAAACAGCTGATCAATTTCCATGTCCAACGCTATGGCGGCGTGCGTTTTCGCGACGGCTTCCGGTTTGTCGCCCCGATCTTCGAGCCGGACCTCAACGCCACGGTCAAATTGCTGCCATTCCAGTACAGCATCGAGCAAGCTTATGTGCTGGTGATGCAGGACGAGAAGATGAATGTCTCGGCGCTCGGCGGCATGGTGCTGGAGGAAGACCTCGAAATCCTGTCAGTGATCTATGGCACGACAACCACGATCGAGGTGCCATTCCATGGCATGGAGGTTGACGAATGGGTCTACCTCAACGGCAACACCGGTCCTGCAGGGCTCAACGGGCGTTTCGTCAGGATCAGCGGTGTGCCCGACGCCAATCATCTGGAGCTGGACCTCGACAGCAGCGGCTTTGCCGCACTGACTGCCAGCACCGGGATCGAGCGTGTCGGAGCACCGACCCCGCCGCCTGCTCCCGAACCGCCGCCGCCCGCGCCGACGCCCGAGCCCGATCCACCAGCAACCGGTGGTGGCGGCGGCACCCGCGGCGGTGGCAGCGGCGGGCTAAGCGGCGGCAGTCACACCGGCTGGTACGTGGATAGGCTCTGATGGGCATTCAGCGCGTCTATAGAAGGGCTACACCCTACATCAGCACGGTCCTCAATTCGATCGACTGGGCACAGACCGCCGACATCATGTATGTGGTTCACTCCGGCATTCCGGTGCAGAAGCTGACCCGGCTCGATCACACTGACTGGCGCTGGAATGAGGTCACCTTCGGGCCGTTGCAGACCCCTCCGGTCGGGATGAGCGCGACGCCGTCTATGCCCAACACGACGGATGCCCATGCGCAGGACTATTCCTACGTCATTACTGGGATCGTCGATAATGGATCGGACCCGCTGCAGGAGACCCGCGCGTCGGCGGTGTTCACCGCCAATAACGACCTGAGCCTCGCTGGCAATTTCAACACCATCAACCTGCCGGCGCTTGGCTCGTTTTCGCGTTTCGTGATCTACAAGAAGCAAGCCGGAGTGTTCGGCTATATCGGCAACACCGCCGAGGCGACGTTCCGCGACGAGAATATCATCCCGGTGCTGAGCGAGACCCCGCCCGAGAGCTATAATCCATTCGTCAGTGCGGGCAACTATCCGTCATCAGTCACGTTGCACCAGCAGCGCGCGACCTTCGCCGGCACGCTCAATGTCATCAATGGCGTCTTCATGTCGCGCTCGGCCGACTTCGAGAACATGGACAAGGCCCGCCCGGTGCGCGCCGACGACAGCATCCAGTTCAGTCTGGTGGCCGAGCGGGTCAAC